ACGCACGAGGCGTTTGCTGCTGAGTATGTGCCTGGATTTGCTTACGCTGCTGTTGCGGACAAGTATTTCCAGATTATCTATGTTGACGCCGCTGGCAAGATTCGCGGCACCGGCAATGTAAAGATTGCTGCTACGATTCCCTAACTTAACAGAGGGAGATACACGGCATGACAACCGCTGAAAAGTTAGAGAGTGTAAAAACATTACTTAAAATCACAGACACAACGCATGATGCGGAACTGACTGTGTACCTCTCTTTTGCCAAAGACGAGATTATCTCTTGGCTGTATTCCGGAAAACCACCGGATAATTTATCTGATGTGCCCGTGCAGTATGAGACAACACAAATTATGGCGGTCATTGCCGGATTTTCGCAAAGCGGAGCAGAAGGTCAGATTGCGCACAGCGAAAATGGTATAAGTCGGACATGGAAATACGAGGATATGGTAGCTTACATTCGTAGCCATGTTTGTGCGTATGTACAGGTGATCTAAATGCGGACGCTGAATCGCAATACACAGCCAATTTATTTTGCGACAATTGCGAACACGGAAGAAATTAAAGATGAATATGGCAACGCCACTGGACAATATCAGATAACATATTCCACCCCCGTTAAGGCAATGTGGAATGTTAGTTATATTGACTCTGATGTCGAAGTCGAAATGTTTGGCATAGCTGCTACAGACATGTTACGCATTGTGGCACCTAAAGATGGGTTTGTGTTGGATGAAGCCTCCATTTTATGGTATGGCAAAACGCCTGATTCAATTTATGATGCTACAAACCCGAAACATAATTATGTGATTGTCGGCATCAGACCTAGTTTAAACCATGTAACGATATACGCTAAGCGCGTAGATGTCTCATGAAAAAAATCACAATGACGCTTTCCGACAAATCCATTAGCGAAGCGATAAAAGAGCTAAAGCGCTACGAGCAATGGGTGAAAGAGAAAACTGCACTGTTATGCGAAAAACTTGCAAAAATAGGTGCGCATGAAGCGTCCGTAAGATTTGCCACGGCTATTTATGATGGCGATAACGATGTTGATGTTGAAATAAGTCCAATCGAAAATGGCTGGGTAATAACTGCGCGCGGACAAGCGGTTGCTTTCTTGGAATTTGGCGCGGGCGTATATCATAATCCCGCTGAGCCTTATCCTAAACCTCGTCCAGAAGGAATAGTTGGGATTGGTGAATATGGCAAGGGTTATGGTAAGCGCCCTATGTGGGGTTTTTATGACGAGTCTGGCGAATTGGTTCTTACGCGAGGAAATCCTGCTGTAATGGGCATGTGGTATGCCACGCAAGAAATGGAACGTGAAATATTGAAAATTGCTCGGGAGGTATTTGCGAAGTGATAGATGCGGAAAACGAAATTTTCAACGCTGTGGCAGCAGAGCTTCGCTCAAATTTTCCCGGCATTTTTGTATCCGGCGAATATGTAGCGTCGCCCCCTTCTTTTCCTGCCGTGACGATAGTTGAACGGGATAATAGCACCTATCAGCGAACGCTTGATAGTTCGGGCATAGAAAATCACGCGCAGGTGATGTATCAAGTCGAAGTATATAGCAATAAAAGCTATGGCAAAAAAACCGAATGTAAATCAATAATGTTAGTTATAGACGATTTGATGTTTGGCATGGGTTTTGTTCGCGTAGGCAACGCCCCCGTTGAAGTACCTAACGCAAATGCTTCTATTTATAGAATGGTTGCAAGATACAGAGCAACGATAAGCAAAAACAAAATAATTTATAGGAGATAGGAGATAGGAATATGGCTATTGCTTCATATCCAGTCACGCTTAAAGCTGGCAACAGCAAATTGTGCGATATAAAAGATTTTCCTGATCTTGGCGGTGCACCTGAACTGTTAGAAACAACCACATTATCTGATGGTTCAAGAACATACATTCAGGGCATAAAGGATCAGCAGGCGCTTGAATTTACTGCCAATTACGATCCCGCCGCATATGAGGCTATTAATGCCCTTACCACTACCACGACATTTAAGCTTGAGTTTGGTATAGACGGAGCAGACGGTATATTTACATGGAGCGGTACTGCATCTGCTTACGTTCTTGGCGCTGGCGTTAATGAAGTTGTTGAAATGCGAATTGTAATTATACCGTCCACTCCAATAACCAAATCTTCTTAAAGGGCGTATGAAACGTGGCAATTTAGTGCTTGGCGCAGGAGTAAACGAAATCGTTGAAATGAGAATTGTTATTGTTCCGTCTACGCCTATTACAGTGGTAACTTAAAGGAGGTAAATTTATGGGTAAATATATAACGCTTACGGATAAATCAACAGGTAAAGTTTACACGCTTGAGTTTAATCGCAGAGCAATTGAAGCAATGGAGCGTCAGGGCTTTGTAATTACTGAAATTGATACCAAGCCTGCGACGATGATTCCTATGCTGTTTAGAGGCGCTTTTATGATGCATCACCCTACTGTAAGCCGCGATGTTATTGATGCACTTTATGATGCAATACCGGATAAAAGAGCGCTTATAGAAAAATTAACAGACATGTATAGCGAACCGCTTCTTGCCCTCATTAGTGACAGCGAAGCGGACGAGGGAAACGTGGAGTGGGGAGCGAGCTTCTAACCGAGGAAGAAGCGGCTCCCCCTAAAACCACATATACAGACAAATTCTACGAAGTATTTCCCTTTTATTTAAGCATTGGCATGACATATGAGCAATTTTGGCTTGAAGATGCCAACCTTGCTAAGTACTATCGCGAAGCGTTTGAAATGCAGCGCGAGAGAGCCAATTACGACGCTTGGCTGCAAGGCGCTTATTTCTATGATGCGCTCTGTGCTGTAGCTCCTATATTACATGCCTTTGCAAAGAAAGGGACAAAACCTCAGCCGTATCTTGATAAGCCATATCCAATGAAACGGGAGAATGTAAAACAAGAAAAGAAAAAGCCCGCTGACAATGGGGCTTCGAGAGGTGCGGCTATGTTCCATGCTTTTGCTGTGCAATTCAATAAAAAGTTTTTTGTGAGCGCCAATGAGCGCCATCCAGCCGATGAAGGAGGTGGCGTAAATAATGGCGGTAACGATTGACGAATTACAAATTGAAATACAGGCCAGTAGCTCCGATGCATCTAAAGGTATCGGAGCACTGGTTGCGTCTTTAAACAAATTAAAAAAAGCGGTTGATATTAAAGGCGCTGCTTCTTTAATCAAAAATCTTAAAGATTTACAAGATGCTACCTCCCAATTGTCGGTTGGCACTGGCAATAAGATATCGTCTTTGGCAAAAGGGTTAAGGGAATTATCAGAAGTTCCTAAAGCTCAGATTAGTGCCGCGTTAGCAAAACAAATAGTAAACATTGGAACTGCTGTACGTCTTATAAAAGATATAGATTTTGCGCCATTAAATCAACTTGCTACTGGCTTAAGTTTAATATCTTCGGTGAAGAAACCCGAAGTTACATTAACCACGGCTCAGCATATTGAAGCATTGGGAAATTCGGTGCGCTCTTTAAAAGATGTAGATTTTGGATTAGTAACCGAATTAGCAAATGCATTACGTTCATTTGAAAATATTAAAAAAAGCAATCTGGGAGAAACACTCAATCAATTAAAGAAAGTTCCGGAAATTATAAACAGCATATCAAGCGCAAACATAAATGCTTTTTCTGTTAGCATAACTCAACTCGTTGATGCTTTGGCTCCTCTCAGCGAAATAGAAAAAAGCAATTTAGGCTCGGTACTTAATCAGTTAAAGAAAATCCCTGAAATTACAAAGGCACTTAGTAGTCGAGAGCTTGCGAAGTTTGGACTCCAAATTCGGCTTGTTACAAAATATATACAACCTCTTGCTACCGAAATGGAAAAGGTTTCGCGGGGATTTAGTGCTCTGCCTGCCCGCATACAAAAAGTTATTAATGCTAATGCTCGTTTAAGTACATCGAATACCAAAACGGCATTTAGCTTTAATATGATGGCGATGCGCATAGGTATTCTTTTGGCCGCCGCAAGACGGGTTGCGAGTGTTGTTGGCGCTTGGATTAACGAAAGTTCTACATATGTAGAAAATCTTAACTTATTCGCCGTGTCGATGGGCAATGCCGCTGACGCTGCTAAAAATTATGCCGAAACGGTGGGCAAGCTTTTAGGTATTGACCCGTCTGACTGGATGCGCAATCAGGGTGTTTTTATGACCCTGTTGACCGGTTTTGGCGTTGTTGAAGATAAGGCCGCGTTGATGTCCAAGCAATTAACTCAGCTCGGCTATGATATATCGTCTTATTTCAATATTTCGGTATTTGAAGCGATGCAGAAGCTCCAGTCCGGTATAGCGGGCGAACTAGAGCCGTTGCGTAGGATTGGTTATGACCTATCGCAAGCCAAACTGCAAGCCACCGCATTGGCGCTTGGTATTGATAAGAATGTTTCTGAAATGACGCAGGCGGAGAAAGCATATCTGCGTTATTACGCTATCTTAACACAGGTAACTACTGTACAAGGTGATATGGCGCGCACGCTTGAGTCGCCAAACAATCAGTTGCGTATCTTACGAGCGCAATTGGTGCAGTTGAGTCGTGCGCTTGGTAATGTATTTATCCCCTTGCTCAATAAGATTCTTCCCTACGCAACTGCATTTGTGCGCGTGCTTCGAGATATAGCAAATACAATTGGCGTTATTGTTGGTTTTACATTGCCTGAATTTGATTATTCGGGCGTGGGACAAATCGGTAATGATGCTGACGAAGCGGCTGATGCGTTCGATGAACTGGATAAGAACGCGAAGAAATTAACCAAAACACTGCTCAAGTTTGATGAATTGAACGTAATTAACAGCAGCGATTTGACCGACGCTGTTGAGGATATAAAAGATATCATCGATATCAATTTGCCTACTTATGATTTCCTTAGCGAGTTAAGCGAAAACAAGATAGCTAAAATCGTCAAGGAAATGAAAGAGTGGCTTGGGTTGACTGAAAACATTTCATCTTGGTCTGAGTTAATGGACACGCGCTTTGGAAGTATACTCAAAACGGTGATGGGGATAGCCGGATTTTTGGCTGCATGGAAAATCAGTTCTGCAATTATCGATATTGTATCTAAACTTATTTCTGCATTGCCTAATCTACACCTCCAATTCGGTAAAGTTACAACCGCTTTAATCGGCGCGGGTGGATTGTTATATGGTTTGAACAGAGCTGCCGAGGGCGGAAAAGAACTTGCCGGTGTTATGTATGGAAACTCAAAATCGTCTTTAGGTAACGCTTTGATGAATCTCGTCGGCGGAGTAGGGTTAGGTGCTGTAGGTGGAGCGATGGTCGGCGGCCCGATAGGGGCGGTAATTGGTGGTCTTGCGGGAATTGCAGCCGGCATTGTGGGGCTTCTGTCCGAAGAACAAAAATACATTAGAAAAACAGTATTAAAAGATAATTTTAGCGAACAAGGCGTTGCAGTTTCTGATTTAGCCCAAAAACTTGCCGATATGTTTCGACCTTATAACGATTATATCGAAAAACAGAAAAACCTTAATGCACAATTAGAAACTGCCAAAATTCGCTTTGATGATGCAAAAGTTAAGGTTGATGTGCTACTTAGGCGACTTGAATCAAGACCTGCTCTTGAATCTTCTGATATTGATGAATTAAGCAATGCGTTCAATGAACTGTTTGAGTCGTTCAAACAAGTGTCGAACTTGCAGTTTGATAAGATTTTAGGCGGCCTATATCAAGCAATTAAAGTTAACTTGGGCGAAAAAGCTCAGAAAGAAATCTCTGGACTTATAACTCAATTGCAAGCACTTAAACGTGAGCTTGGAATAGCCGTCGCGGCAGATCAAGCGCGTGTACAAGAAATTCTCAGTTCTGTTCCGGCTGGTGGCAAATTAACTGCCGCACAAACTGCTGAGTTAACACAAATTTATACTCGTTTAGCACAAACCGCGGTTACAGAAAACCCCGAAGTTAAATCTCTTGAAAAAGAGTTATATAAATTGCAGCAAAAGGGATTTTCGGGCAATTTAAGTGAATTGGTTGCTGGCTTACAACAAATTCAGCGCCAATATGAGGATGTAGTAGCCGGGATTAAGTGGAGCGCTAAGGAACAGAAGGAAGAATTAGATAGAGTAAAGCGTAGTCTTGCCGCTTATGGTATTGATGCAAGCGGTTTGAAATGGTCTGATATAGCCAAATACTATGATGCTGCCGCTCAGCAGATGATAAATGACATATCTAATCAGTACTCCAAAGTTATTCAGG